TACTTTAAAATTTTCAAGCCAAGCCATACCTACCCCCGGAAAATCTTAACGGCTCGGAAACCGGAAGACTGCGAAGCACCGGTAAAGGCCTCCGCAGTCTGCAGCCGGTTCTCCAGCATTTTTACTTCATCGGAATATATCTGCACCTTTTTCGCGTAAGCATCGATGTCCTTACCATCGCTATACATGCTGCCGGGCAAGCCGAACGATTTATTAACCGCCGTCGCGCGAAAAGCGTAAGCGGTAATAAACCGTTTGACTAATACCGTAGCCTGCACTTTTGATTTCTCAACGCCTACTTGCGACGCCAAATAATATAAATAGTCATGTGCATCAACCAATGTTTCTTCGGTTAGAACCGGCCCCAGCAGTTCGTCTTTTGTTATTAAATCATCGACTGTTAAGAGCATTTTCCACCTCCGATTTAGCTAATTCTGCGTAACGGTCAAAAATAGAATCAATCTCACTGTCGCACGCATCCAAAGCGTTAAAAACAAAAGGATCTCCGACGAATCCCGGGTGACGAACGCTTTTAGCAAAAGCAAATCTGCCACCCGATGCCCACCGAAGAGTCTTTTTATTTTTGGCGCGAATGGTATGCGCAGGGAATCCGTGATGTACAAAATACCCATAATTTGCACGATTTAAATCCAGCGTGATAACACCAGTCAATCCACCGGCCCTATAATCAGTCATTACCGACTGCTCTAATGCGCCAGTTCTTGATTTAAACCTGTGATTATCCTGTGCGTACTCTGCCACGGTTAAAGTGCTTTCTTTGACTGCCTGCCTTAGCCGCCTCTTGAAAATCTCCGCCGAATTCATTCTGCATCAGCTGCTTTTGCTCTTGAAGAACGTGTTCTCTTCGGTTTCTCCGGCACCTCTTCGACCTGTTCCTCGGCCTCTGGTTCAGATTCGACCTGTTCAGCTGCGTCCTCTGCCTCTGCCTCTGCTTCGGTTTCAGGAGTTTCAGGAGCTACCGGCTGTACTTCTGCGGCCTCATCGTCAATAACGGTATACCCGTGCTCTTTGAACCATTCAATTAAATAGGCGTCAGAAGTTTCTCCGACGCCTTTAACGAATGTCACAGAAGCACTTTCACCGGTATAATCCTTATTCGGCGCTATAATCTGTGCCATTTTGTACCTCCTTATTTAACTTTGATATTTCTAAGAACCGCAGCCGCTTTCGTTGCTTTCAGTGCAACAGCAGCCACCATTTCTACCTCACCCGACTTTACCGCCCCAGATGTTTCGAAATCAGGCAACCAAGACTGTACCGGTGCTACGCCTGCCATCGAAACAGCATGGAAACCATCAATACCGAAGCGCACAGCGTATAAAGAAGTCGTGCTTTTTGCGGTATCAATCGGCACAACGGGATCATTCGAACCGGATTTTGCACCAAGATTAACAAACGGAATACCGTTATACGTGAGAACAGGACGCCCGAAATCGTCCTTCGTTTCAGTGTAGGCTACCGCACGGCGGACAACGGCCTTAAATTTTGTGAAAAGTGCCGCATTCATAAGAAGCGCGGACGGCTCACCATCCATCAGTCCTAAGCACTCATCAAGCGCGTCAAGGAATGCTTTATAGTTGCTGTCAATAGCAGAGCCAGAAGACAAGTCGATTGGCGCTGCAGGTTTGTATTCCGTAGAAGACCCGGTTAATGCTTTTTCGAGCCCGTCAAACGCTTTATTATTTGTCCCCGTGTCGCCGTTGATAACGGTATCATTCCAAAGCGCGGATGCCGCTTTGATTTTCTGCTGCATCTGGAAAGTTACCTCATTCTCGACACCGCCCATCTTCGCAATGACGCGGTCTACTTTGTATGAGCCGCCGAAAATCGCCAGATTGACGGATTTCTGTTCTTTTTCGGCTTCCTGTGCAGTGTACTCTTCGTTAACCGCACGGAAATCGGCTTTAGGCTGTGTTTTCACGCGGTTATAAGAGTAAGTCAGAGTAGCCCCGCCGCCGACGGGAGATACTACGTTGTCAAAAATAATGTGTTCCCAGATAAAATTGGATTTTGCGTATTCGTCGATGACTTCTGCCTGAAGATCATCCTGTACATTGAGTTTTGCCTCTGCTAATGTTACCGGCATGTGTTTTTACCTCTCTTTTCTTTAAAAAATTACTTGTTTAATGCTGCCGCAACTGCCGCACGCAGTCCCTGCGGCTGTGATTGTCTCCCGCTTCCGCCGTTGCCTCCGCCGCTTCCGGGATTCTGCGTGTCTTTTACCGCCCACGCATTATCTTTCAGCCAGCCTGCGGCACCGTCTTCGATAGAGACTGATTCATTTTTGGCATTTGTGAATTTGTAAGTACCGTCTTCATCCGCTTTAATAGAACCGACCAAGATTTTTGCGATTTCAGCGGGATTGGCCGCGTTGCCTTTCGTAAGAGCCGCTACAGTCTGCTGCATAATGTCAGCCTGCACTCGCTTAGCCTGTTCTTCTTTCCGGGCATTTTCAGCCGCTTCGTACTTTTTGTTCAGCTCATCCAGCTGTTTCTGCATTTTCTCGGCGGCGGTTTGGTCTCCTGTACCTTTCGCCTCAAGTTCTTCCACCTTTGCTGTGAGTTCGGTAATTTTCGCGTCAGCTTCATTTTTAGATGTGCGGAACTTTGCAGATTCACCGTTTAATCGGGAAATCTCTGCTTTGATGGTAGATACCATTTCCGACCCGTTTTCTAACTTACCTAACGCTTCATACAATTCTGCCAATGTCATAATAAGTACCTCCTGTGTACTGTAATAATGGGCTCCCGTCCCAACAAAAAAGACCGTTCTTTAACGCCTGCGGACGGGTTCCTGCCCCGCGAAAAGGCAATATAAAAGCACTCGTTATGAGTGCTTATTATTTATTTTGATTCCTTGTTTTTTCTGCGTTTCTTTGTTTAAGAAAACTCTGTGCGGCCAATCCTATAAAAGCAAACCCAGCAATTCCGGCAAAAGTAATGTTGCCCAAGCGCAAACTATATATTACTACCACAAGGATAAACATCAGGATTACAAAGGCCATCCACTGCCCTCTTTTGTCCCGTTGTATCTCGGCAGCCAGTGATTTTTCCTGCATTGTTCTCACATGCTTGGAATTCTCTTGAAAATCGTTAATAATAATTTGTGCCGCTCCCGGATAGACATCATCATAGCCACGCAATATTTCCGGAGCCGGTATAGGCCCTGAAGTAATTTGAGTTACCTCTAAGTGCGCTGGAATCGCTTCTCTATTCGCACTAATTGCGTTTTGCTCTGACGTAGAAAGCACCTCTGGACTGCTAATAATATCAGAGTGCTTTTCGTTATTGCTTTTCTCCAACAAATACCCCCATCCGATCCATCGCACGCTTTAAAGCGACTCCTGTAAGTTTCCAACTTTCTCTTGTAATACACACCGCGTTTGGCGGGACGTTTTTCGCATAGTTCGACGTGGGGAATAAATTCATTGCAGAAATACCACAAAAAAACATGGTAAAAAAGCTTTTAACAGCATTCCTTGTTTCAATCATTCTCCACACCTCCTTTGTGTATTACTATTTTACTTAAATAGTCCTTTTTCGTCAAATTTAATTTTCCAGTTAAGCTACATACGTGATTCTTTCTATCTCATCATCTGTTACTGTAAATGGCGGTTCTTCCGTCTCTTCCGCATTTCCTGCTTCCACAAGATAATGCCCCGTGATTGAATCATCCAGTATAACCACTTCGCGCCCATCTTTTAGCAAAACACAATCAAGCTCTTTTGGCATCATCTTTCTACATCTCCTTTCTTTTCAGGTTTCAAGTATGCTGAGGTTAGTCGCGGATATTCATCACGTACACCTTGCTTCCAGCCTGTCACCATCAATATCTTCTTACCTTGAAGATCTACTACAAAAAATCTTGCCTGGAATGTCCGACCATATTCATCGGCTTTTCTTTCCATGATTTCGGCGGTAGTAATATTTTTTCGAATTAGCTCATCGAGTTTTTTACTATTTTCTTGAGTATACCCCAAATATTTTTCAAAGGCAACCGCTTTCGGCCCGCCCGTCTTATGCGCTTTATTGAGACAGTAATTTACCAACTTGTTTTCAGGGATAACCAATTTGTCGGGATTCTTGAATTCATTAGGAACCGCAAGCATAATTCTACTTTTCATCTTTTCGCCGCTGTATCCGCGTGCTTTTTCTGTCCAGTTCCGCCCTACTTTGACGTCTTTCTCGCCGTATACACCGAGTATTCTTTGACGGTTCGGCAGTGTCTGTTTATTCAACCATTCTCTGCCGCCCTCTTCTATTCTTGCGTGCGGCGTTTCGCTTTTCAACAGCTTAGATCCTGTCATTACCGGTCGCAGGTGACACATGCAGTTCGGGTGAACAGGAAGAGTTGGTACCTTATCTTTTGGAAAAATACCAGGCCCCATGCCATACAAATCGGCTTCTGCATACATATCGCATATATCGCAAAACGGATGCGCCGTGGACATTTTCCACTTAAACGCTACACAGTCTTCATCAGTCGCCCATTTTGCCATAAAACCGTCATTATACGCTCTTACCATCTCGGTACGTGCAATTCTACGGGCAAAGTATCGAGTGCGCTCCTGCGTCGCTGTATAGACTGCTTTTTCAATACGTTTTTCATTTCCCGACAGTACAGCATTCTTGACTTGTGTATAGGCCGCTTTCAATCCCTGTACATTCAGTTTCTTCAGGTTTCGTTCTACCGCCCGAAGCGTTTTATGAAACTCTGCGCCACCGTATTCTTTTGCTTTTGCAATTTGCGTCAGCTGTTTTAAAAAATCGGGGATATCCTGCTCGGGTAATGTGTGTCCATAGCCGTACCCATCAAAAAGAGCCAGCGCCGCCTTTTGTACCGTCTGTCCTTTCTTCACCGATTCGGCGATAACCGCAGCAGCTTGTTTTGTAATTTCTTTTGCCCCCTGCGTTGTTCTTTTGGATAATGTCAATCCGTCAGCTGCCCATACCGCAGTAGACGCCTTTTTTAACAGCGGTTTAGCGATGCCTATCGCACCGCCTCTTTTCATTTCTCCGATTAACTGTGGCTCTATCTCTCCTTGCATGATTTCCATGACCGGATACAGCTTGTAGGCTTCGTTGACAGCCTCTTTCGGTGTTTTCCCTGCTTTCAAAAGCCGCTTTATTTCAGCATCAAAAGCTTTAATCGCTTTGTCCGTTTCGGTCAGGATCATCTACATCACCATCTTCAAATGCGCTGTTCTGCTTGCTCTCATCGATAGCGGCCGCGACCTCTTCAATCATTTTGTCGTAGGTTTCCGGCGGCAGATTAGGCATGTACGCTTCCAGCACCTTCTTCAGGACTTCCAGCTTATACGTCGGACTGTCAAATCCGAGCTCAAGTGCTGCAGCCGCATTTGACAACGAATCAACAACATCATTAATTTTAAAGTCACGAGGATATTCGCAGCTGTAATCAACCGCCTCACCTGACCACATCTCAAATAATTTAACGATGGCTTCGTCGGCATCCTCGCAGCGTACCGCAAAATCCGCCAATCTTTTATTCGTTTTTTCAAAATCCCACTGCTTAGCCACCCCTGATTTACTTTTGTCACTTTGCACCCCGATAACTGAATCTAAGCCGGACATACGAAACATTTCCTTGATGATCCTGTCCATCTGTTCTGTCAGCATTTCGGCGGGTGCGGCGGGCGGCGCTATGAAATCGGGAGTATGTGACGCGTCAGCCGGGTAAATGAGTGCGTTATTCGTACCAACTGTTACTTCCCCGCTGCCGTCATCGGGCATTGTCAGAATGCCAAAAGCCTGATCACGTAGAAGCTGCGTGTGCCAGCTGCAGAGTTGATACAAAAAATAATTCGCCTGTGCTACAGAAAGATATTCCGACGGCGGTTTAATAATTTTTCTATCCGTGTTTCTTGCGAGCCACTGCACAACCGGAACGCATCCGATGTTATGGTTACCCGTTGCTTTACCATCGCCATTCCCGATTGCCCACGAATCCTGCGTCCACGTATACGTCTCTGTGTTTTTCGCGTTCGCTCCGACTTGTGATGTCTCGGTGTACTGGAACATCGTCAAGCGACCGTATCGGTCAATTGCCCAGTTTTTAATCTGCGCCGGCGTGACTATTTTTAGAAACGGCAGCTTGCGTCCTGCAACAGCGTCACTTCTGCGTTCCGCCAGTTCATCGCTGTTATCGACAACGATGTAGACAACACCGTATAGTTTTGCCTGCATAGCTGCCGATTTACAGAAATCCTGATAGTCTGTGCCGGTTCGGTCGCAGTCATCAAGAAATGCCTGAAACAGTGTTGAACCGTTATAATCGCGTTTAATATCGTTTTTAAATATCGGATCTACCGCGGCATTGACAACCGGCCCGGTGTAATTCAAGTAGTAAGCGAGCCCCTGTCGGTCTTTATAGTTTGCCGGGTCTTCCCGCGGATGCTGCCTAAGTCCGACCCCGTTTTCGAAGAGCCCGGTGCCAAAATATGCATCTGTCAAAAGACTGTATTTATCCATTTGTCACCTCAATATAAATTGCTCCGCACAGCTTTAATTTTGAACCGTGCAGGCATTAAATCTTCGCAGCCGTACCGGACAGCGTCTATCGCATGATTGTTTTTATCCGGATATGCGCTGATGTACTGCCCGTCGCGCGTTGTTTCATACTCGTATGTCACGAATTCTTTATACGTATTCGGACAGCGCTTTTTATCTATGACAATAGCCGAAAGCCCCTGCAGCCACCTCATGCCGAAGTCAACGCTGTCGGGACCTTTTTTAGCCGCTATAACTCTTAAGCCTAATTCATTTAACTCTTTGATCGACTTCGGCTCTGCGCTATCCGCGCGGATTAACGCCGTTTCTGTGGTTTTCCGTTTTATTTTTACCGCTGCCTGCCTGTTCGTCAGCTTCGGTTGATAAATCTCGTCAAAAATGTATAAAATTTCCCGTTTCACATCGTAGTGCTTAGAAACAAAAGCCAAAGGATCCACTGCGAAGCCAAAATCCAAACCGTAGCGCCTGCGGTCAAATTGCTGTATTTCTTCATCGGTAATCCGCTTTTCTATAACATTTTCAAAAACAGCTCCGCCGGTACCTGTGATCTCCCCTAAGTATTCATGTCTGTATGCAGTTTCATTTTTTGCTTTGAGCTTGTCGGCTTCGTAGATAAACTGCTGCCCCAGCCAGTCAGGATTGACACTTAAGTAGTCTGAACGATGTACAAGTCTATCTTTTTCATCAAGCAGCATTTCCTCATTCACCCAGTTATTCGCCGATTTCGGTGGATTGTACGATGAGAAGCACCAAAATTTAGAGCCGCCACGCATAAGTGACTGGTTCAAATTGCGGATTTCTTCCATTCCTGCGAACTGATCCAGTTCTTCATACCAAACTACACCAACATAACCGAACGGCAGCTTGATAGACTTGATTTTTGCTTTATCATCGACACCGAAGAACAAAATCTTCTGCCCCGTTGCTTTCCTCACCATTTCCATTGGGCTAATTGTCATTTTCCATTTATCCGATATGCGCAGTGCGTCAAGCGCCCATTCCATCTGCGTATAGACAGAGTTTCTAAGCGTATTTGCGACTTTTCGCAAAATAACCGCGTGGCATTCGGGATTTTGCATAAGCAGCAGCGGGATTTCAAGTGATACGTAAGAAGATTTTGTGCTTCCGCGACCACCGGCTAACACGTAATGCGTATGGCCGTGCTGTTTAACGTCTTTGTGTACAGAGAAAAACGAAGGCGCCATCTTTTCGCTAAGTTTAATTTGTATCATCGATAATCTGCACCTCTTCCGCCCCGGTTTTACTATCCTGATCTTCGAAGAGGTGGTGGCGTTTACCCATAAGCTCTAATGCTTTTATACGATCTTTAGCCGATAAACGCTTTTTGATGATTTTTGATTCACTGAACCCGTCACCGACACCTTCGACGACGACAACCTCTTCTTTGAGTTCGCCCCTGCCTGCTTTTGATAACAGATACTCGACTTCTTTAGCTGACATGATCGTTTTGTCATAGTATTCATCACGCATTTTCTTAATACGACTTTTTATTTCAACATTCTTCAACAACCGCTGCCCCATCGAATATGCCGTTTTCTCACGATACCCGGCTCGTATAGCTGCCTGTGTTGCGTTTAAATCAATCAAGTACTCAACGCAGAATTTTTCTTGCCTCGGTGTCACACCACCACCTCCCTTCTTCGGACAAACGAAAAGCACACACCGGGGAGTGGCATGTGCTTTTCTAAAATTGAGGAGGAAAGTATCTCGCGATATTTTCACAGTATCATAATATCACACTTCATAGTGAAATATAATGAAATTTAGTGAAATCCTCCTCTAAATTTTTCAAAGCTTGACCGTGCAGCTGATAAATCCTTCGAATTGTATAATTCATATCCACGGCTATCTGCTCCCACGTCTGAATCAATATGTAATACCGATACAGTACGCATCGGCCGCTCTCGTCATCCACGCTATCAATCAATGCTTTAGCCTGATCTCGTTTATCGATCAACTCGTCCCATGCGGCATTTACTTTTTCAATTTGTGAATCCAGCTTATCGACGATCTCATCAAGAGTAGCTAAATGATTTGATTGTATTTTATCGCCAAGTTTCGGACTTGAGATGTTATACGCTCTGCGCCTTAAATCCTCTAACTCCTGCTCGTATGCACGTAACAAGCGGTCCTGTTCTCTGACTGATCGCAAAAACTCTTTAACCGTCATTTCTCGTCAGTCCTTTCTAATAGATGCTCAATATACCATCTGGCTTTCTTCAAATCTTCTGTTCCGTTCTTCTGCTTCCAGCGCCACAGATACTTAATCGCATTCGCAGTACACACAGCTTCGATACCGCTTAGATCACTTGTCGCTACCTCGATTGCGTCAATGCATTCTACCTGGCCTTTATTGTAATGTGCCGGCCTGTTTACCATATCAATCATCATTTCCCGCCATCCCTTTCGACTAATAATTTAACCGCGTTCATCATGGCTTTCTGCCCATTTTCTTTTCGTTTCAAAGCTTGCATAACTAACTCATCCACCGTACCTTTTGCCACTAAGTGATGTATGATAACCGGCTCTTTCTGTCCTTGTCGTTCAAGTCTTGCGTTCGCCTGCTGATACTGTTCTAAGCTCCATGTCAAACCAAACCACACAATGATATGCCCGCCTGCTTGCAAATTGAGACCGTATCCCGCGCTTGCCGGGTGCGCTATGAGTAGTTTTACCTTTCCTGCGTTCCAATCCCTTATATCGCCTGAATTTTGCAATTCTCGCGCATTCGGAAAGGCTTCTTTGATCCGATCTTTGTCGTGCTTGAAATTGTAAAAGACTAAAATCGGATTTCCGTCATTTGCTTCTATGATTTCTTTTAGCGCTGTGATTTTCGCATCATGAACCGGTATAACTTTTTTATCGCCGTCGTACACAGCTCCGTTTGCCAGCTGCAGCAATTTATTACTGACCGCCGCTGCCGATAAGGCCGTTATCTCTTCCCCCTGCAACTCGGTGACATATTCTCGCTCAAGTTCCCGGTATGCTTTTTGTGATTTCTCATCAAGCAGTACCGGGACTGTAACCGGCGGAAGTTTATCCGGCATCAATCGGTAATCTTCAGCTTTCAGGCTGATACAGATGTCTGATATCTTGTCATAGATTTCTTTTTCAGCATCGGGACTTCGTATCCTGTAGCTGTAAACGATGGGACCGTTCTGCTTATCCGGCACAAAATAATTGTTCCGGTATTCTGTCAACGTCCGGCCAAGACGCTTACCGCTGTCAAGCAGGTACAGCTGCGCCCACAGATCCATTAGTCCGTTTGGCCTCGGTGTACCTGTCAGCAAAACGATTTTTTTGAAGCACGTCCTGACCTTTCGCAGCGCTTTCCATCGTTTTGTACTCGCGTCTTTGAAACTTGTACTCTCGTCGATAACAAGCATGTCGAAATCCGGTTTATACTTCGCGTGTTCAAGCAACCATACGACATTCTCGCGGTTAATGATATATACATCTGCTTTTCTTGCCAGCGCCTGCAGCCTCTGCGCCTGCGTTCCTAAGACTGTTGAAAATGTCAAGTTTTTAAAGCAATCCCATTTTGCCGCCTCGTCTTGCCATGTGGCTTCAGCTACTTTCTTCGGCGCTACGATCAAGACCTTGTTAATCGACATCTCGTCAAACATCGCTTGAAAGATAGCCGATAATGTCGTCGAAGTTTTGCCGAGGCCCATCCCCAGATAGACACCTGTACCCTGATTTTTCAGTATGCGCTCAATCACAGCTTCTTGATACTTGTGTGGTACGTACTTCATCGTGCCAGCCTCCGGATAAAGTTTTCTGCGGATTCCGGATTATCAATCACGCACACTCTGCAGCCCAGCTGATACAACCCGCGGAGAACATTTCTTTGCAGCCGTCTCGGCTTCTTCCCCGGCGCTTTCAGCTCTGCAAATCCGATTTTCCCGCCGGGAAGAATGACAATCCTGTCCGGCACTCCTGACATTCCCGGACTCGTGAACTTGATGCACATGCCGCCGCAAGCCTGCGTCACGGATATCAGATGTTTTTCTACTGCATATTCTTTCATTTTCACCTCATAAATATACAAAGGCTTTTCCCGCCTATATAATAAGAATATAAATCTTTATTTCGCGCGCCACGCGCGCACGCGCGAGGACCCCTACGGATTATAGAGTTATAGAAGAAATAAATAAACATGTGTCTATTATTTTTCTCTATAACTCTATATTTCAATAATCATCCATAGAATAATTGTTTACACTGTTTACAAATACCCATTTTTCGGCTCCCTGTCTGTTCAAAACCTGTAAACAAACTCCGCTAAAAACTGTTTACAACTGTTTACAACTGTTTACAAAACCTCTATAACTGCTATAATCCCAAATTACTCATGAAAATCTGTTTACAACTGTTTACGGCAAAGTTTGTTTACATTTTGCGTGTTTGTTTACACACTTTGTTTACATATTTTTTTGGTTCTTTTACTCGTTTGAAAACTCTCTGTGTTCCGTATAAACTATCAATGCGCGCTGTAGAATTTGCGGCCTGCCACCCTTTCAACTGCTGCAAAATGCCATTCATCTCGCGTGCGTCAACATTCCGAAAGCCCTGCCGCGTCCCGTCAAAAACCTCACACCATATTTCCAGCGCGCACACCCGGCTCCTTGCCACCGTTCCTTCAGGGTAACCGTCTTCCCCGTGGTGCTTCAGGTAATCCCGCCGGTCGTATAAATCCATATCGTCCCAGTTTTCGGGTAATTTTGTATCCAGATACTCTAGAACCAGCCCGAGCTTCTCACTGCCCTCTGTATGCGCTTCCTGCAGCTCTCTTGCGGTCTTCTCGGAGTCCGCAGGTAAGTACAGCTTTTGATCTGTTTCGTATAGCTGCTTGACCTCTGCCCATACCTGACCAATGAAATCATCTGTCAAATCGGACAGCGGGCGTTTGCCGTCACCCAAGCAGAAGACAGGCAAGAAACGGCGCCCGCCGGTACGGTCTTTAAGAAAGATGCTGTCATTCGTAGTAGCTGCGAACACCCCCTGCCGCGGGTACTCTTCAGTACGCCGCCCGTAAGGCACCCGGAACTTGTCTGTCTGACGGGAGAGAAAAGCTTTAATCATGTCGTTATCCGCCTTTGTAGACGCCTGCATTTCGGACAACTCAATAATCCAGCTGCCCTGTAGCTGCTCCATCGCTTCTTTGCCTTGAAAACTGACAATACTGTCGTTAAACCATTTTCCGCCCAGCCTGCCCAAAATCGTACTTTTGCCTATACCTTGCGGCCCGCTAAGTACTATGCATGAGTCGTATTTGACTCCCGGGCGCTCTATACGTGCCACGGCGGCCTTGAGCCACGTCCGCGTGACGTCTTTTATGTACTGCGAGTCCTCGGCGCCTAAAAAGTCAATAAACAGCGTTTCTGCACGCTCGACTCCGTCCCACTTCAAACTTTTCAGATAGTTTTGCACCGGGTGCGTTTTGTGCTTGTACATGACTTCTACTAATGCGTCATCGATGACCTGCCTTGCGGCCAGATCGTAGTATTTTGCTAAATAGTTGCGCAGACCGGCGTCATCAGTATCCCGCCAGATGTTGTCGATACCTTTTTTCCGCCACGGCAGATCATTTTTGACAATAAGCCTCCGGGAGAACAAGTCGAGTCCGAAAGTGCCCTTAAGCTGCGCATCGTTCTCGAGAATAGCAATAAAATTCCCCGCTACCGGAAGTATCGGTGCATTCTTCCCGGATCCTCTTGTCAGCTCACTCATCCAGTCCATGTCGGCATCATCAGCATTAAACCCGGATTCCTCAAAACTCTTCTTGATATCTTCTGCCTGCTCTGCGCTGATGATGTGTCTTGTCGCCTCGTCCTCTCCCGCCAGTTTAACCATTGCGGTATACGACGGCATTTTAACTACAGGAGTACCTTCGACGGCATCCGCGTCAAGAGCTCCGAACTTGTGAAGCCTAACTAAATCAAAAGCATTACATAGCTTGCCGCCTGCGGGGTCTGTCGAATGGTGCGAATAAGCGAATTTGTCATCGTACACGACAAGCCCGGCGCTTGTGCTGCCTTTCGTGTACGTGTACCGCCCTTCTACCGCGCAGGCGGTGTACTCATCGGACAGGAACGTCTCTATAGCGTCTTCGATCGTGTGTGCCCTACAGAACGCGCCGATAAGCCCTGGCTTGGTCAGCGGGTCTCCTTGCTTTTTCGCCGTTGATACCGTGATACTTGCTTCTTTTTTCGAAGTCGGCCACAGCGATGTATCGTGCCAATCTTCGTACCTGTTCAGTACGTCATCGGCATTAAGAATCGGCCCGTCATTGTGTCTGAAGATGAACTCCCCGTCCTGCGGTTTACTCGGCCAGTACATCAACCGTTCCGGCTCATATGTCGTAGAGTCCATCGCTTCAATGTTGATGTCTTTTGCCAAAAGCCTTGCGATGGCTTTGTACTCATCTGCCGTTACAGGCCTGTCAAGCGGGATAAGCACACGGTAGCGCGGGGCGGCGGCGGTGTGGCTGTGTGTTGTGTACAGCCCCCATGCCGCATGGCCCATGCCGATATCTAAATCGGTTAAGAAGTCGTCATCTGGGCTGTCGGCGTCCAGACAAACAACCTGCCGGTACTCGACGCTCTGCTTGAGCCGCTGGCCGCCTTTGAGATATCCGCAGACAAAGCCACCGATGTCTTTTCGGTTGTCTCTGTCGGACTTCTTCATTGCTTTGTACTCTGCGACGGTCTCACCTGTCACAGTCGGCTTAGACAGCCTTTCAAGCAGGTGCGACCATGTCGTTTTCGTGTGTTTCCACTTTTTCACGAAGCGCTGCGGCGCCGTCGCTATCGTAAACTCAACATCATACTGCAGCTGCAACGCCGGCCACCTCTCTTTCTGTCTGAACGTCATTTGTTTCTATTGTCAATTTTCTTGATTTCGCCCATGCCAGCAAGGCGCGGTTGAGTTCCGCGTCCTCCTGGACAGGTTGATTATTGACCAGTTTTGCCTGCGCCACCGCGCCATTTTTGATCTCGATACAGATGACAGGCTTTCGGTTTTTGAAAGCGGCAATAATGCGTACTTTATCCGATAAAACCCGGTCGCGGTAAGTGCCGACGCAGTTATGCATAGCGCGTCCTAAATTTGCTAATTGTTCGGTATCCGGCGGCAAGCTGAAGATTAAATCATCAACTTTGCCCGTCAACGGGAAATCCCGCAGAGACTTGTACTTGATACGAACGTTCTCGTGCTGCTGCTTGTCTGCTAAGCGCGTAAGGTAGTCGTGAATATCCCGGCTGCGGATTTTCGCTTTGATAAAAATGCGCTTGTTCTGTGGAGTCAGGAGATCCCACATATGCCCGCAGTCTCGTACGATGTAATCATTCTCGCGCTCCACAAGCCTAACAGCAGCCGCTTCGCCCCGGGTATGCCTGATTATTCGTAGGGATCGGAGATAACTGTCTAAGCTGTGGTAGAAACCGATATCATACCGTTTCTGCAGAAGTGTATCTAAGAGTTTGTATTTGTTGTCTATCTCGTGTAAAATCGGCCACGCCGTCCGGATTATATTTAAAAAATTAATTGGGCACTTGACCAGACGGGCATTCAGCCCCGGCATATCCGGGAAACGATAAATCTCACGCGCAGTCTGCAGATATGGCTTTCGTTCGTCAAACAAGCGCATTACCGGGTCATCTGCATATGGACACATCCTGATTTCTTCCGTTGCCAGGTTTCTTGCGTCAGGATAGTGCAGGCGCCAAGCGAGATTTGAAAAGCAGTAGTCAAAAACGCCGTGACCGTCCTGCAAGCTGGTTGGCGTATACGCGGATTTAACAGTATATCCGGCAACATCAGACAGCTTTTGATTAAAACATCTGACAACATCTTTGAAAAAGCTGTTTATCAAGTTTCTTTCTGTGTGATGAATATTACTTTCCGCGTTCAGGTAGTGAAAAACAGTATCTTTCATGCAAAACTTCGTTTTATCGCTTGCTATCCTGTTCAGCGGCCATAAGCCCCTTGTAAGTACCGCGCGTCCGCGGGCGCCGTGTTCTACGTAAACCGCTTCCCGGCTTTTGAAATCAAAACGCAGAGTGTATTTTTTGACAGTATGCACGGACACGTCAATCGGCGACCCAATATCTACATTCAATGTTTCCGCGCAGATGTCCAGATAATTTTTGTATTCTTTCGCTTCCAGCTCGATACGGTACGGTACGAGTACACGTTTACGCCCGGATTCGGACAAGTCGAGCCACGGAGTGTCATATGTGCCTTTCCACAAACGTTTTCCGCACTTCGGGCAAGTATATGCGGATCCCTCATCGCTGAGGCCGCGCATGCTGCACTGAAAGCGCCAACGGCAGTGAAAGGCGTGCCCGCAGGCAGTGTGTACCTGCAGGCATTCCTGATCACAATACTGCGCACCGGGGATTAACTCTCCGTTGTTGTAAAACGCGCGCACGACTTCGAATAACCGATTATTCCGGTATTGACTGATAATTCTCATAATCCGCCTCAGAATAAATCATCTAAATCATCTGCCGCAGCAGCCGGCGGGCAAGACTCGACAACAGGTTCTTCTTTCTTTTTAGCAGGAGCTCGTCTACGCTTCGGTTTTTCTTCTTTCTTCGGTTCATCTTTCTTTACTACTTCTTCTTTCTTCGGTTCTGTTGCTTCGATAGCTTCAATAAGGGTTTGCGACGCTTCTAAGCAGTCTTCGCAATAAGCTTTTGCTTTATCTATCTGTTCTCGCTTTTCTTCCAGTGCTTCAGCGTCAAGTGTTTCGGCCCACTTATCAAGTACTTCAATTCCCTCTTTCGCGATTTTGATTTGCTGTTCCATTTGTATTTTGTTCATTTTTTAGTCTCCTTTTTCCTAAAATGATCCGAGATGATTTGTACAGCACATAAAACGGACTTCTCGATCACCGTCATACGCGGTGATGCACGACCTCAATTTATTTAAAAATTTAGACGCCGTACCGCGAGGCACGTAATACTTTTTAGATCCGGCAATATCGAGGCATATACACGGAAACTCCGGGTGATGCTTAGCATACAGTGTTATGTATTTTGCCAAAGCCCCATAGCATTCGTCGTGCGACAGCTTCACAACGCTCACATACTCACTCGGCACATTGTCTTGTTTATAACGATTAATGATCCGCATTCGATCTTTTCCGTAGATATTACATACGGGGATATTAATTGTTTTCAAGCTATTACCTCCTAATCTTTCATATAATACTGACCTTCAAAGCCGTCCGCGGTTTTAATCAGACCGGCCTCCCACGGCTCGTTTTTCGACATAATCTCTGTAACTTCGGCGAGGCTTCCTATGCCGTCGGGCGCTTCCATGACGACTTCATCATGTATGTGCATGATGATTTTGTATCCGGCTTCTGTGAGCCGCAGCATAGCTGCCGCTAAGCAGTCGCGGGCAACAGCCTGCACGATGTTTTCGACAAGCTTGCCGCCGTAGGTTTCTAATCTGCCCCATTTTCGGCTGCCCTGTTCAATGCCGCGGTATAAGATGGATTCCCCGCCGAAGCGGTTCTCTCCGATTTCCGGCTTGATATACACAAGATGCCGCCCGGACGGAAGTTTTATAAACAGCGCGCCTTGTTTTCGGCAGAAAGCAAGATGTCCTTGCTTGATTTTGACTGTGCTGCCGGTCTTGATTGCTTTTTTAGCAGCGCTGTCCACGTCCCACCAGAATTTAGTAATTGCAGGTGACGCAGCGCGCCATTTCGTCACGATGTCCTGCAGCTCGTCATCCGAAAGCCCCATCTTGTCAGCACCCATTTGTTTTAGCGCGCCGACGGAGCCACCGTAACCAAGCGCCAGTTCGGCAATCTTGCCTTTTTGCCGCAGGTGCCCATTCTCGCCGTGCTTGACGACGGGAACGCCGAACATGGCCGAAGCAGAAGCGCAGTAGATGTCACCGCCTTCGGCGAAGACATTCTGCCGCCACTTCTCCCCGGCGAGCCATGCAATGACACGCGCCTCGATGGCCGAGAAGTCGTCAACGATGAATCGGCAGCCGGGCTTTGCGGTAATTGCCGTCCGGACAAGCTGCGATAGGGTATCCGGTACATTGTCATAACAGAGTTCCAGCATCTCGAGATCGCCGTTTTTGACGAAAGCCCGGGCAGTATCAAGCTCCTGTGCATTCATACTGTTCCGCGGCAGATTGTGCAGCTGCACAATACGCCCCGCCCAGCGCCCGGTCCGCATAGCGCCGTAGAACTGGAACATGCCGTGCACCCGGCCGTCTGATGTCATCGCTTTCTGCATTGCTTCATACTTCTTGATTGATGTTTTGCCGAGCAGCTGCCGCAGCTTGAGCATGACACGCACATCGTCCGGAATGTCTTTTTTCAAGAGTTCGGTAATGGCTTTTTTATCGATGGATTCGACGGTCTCACCAAGCCGGTTTTCTATCCACGCTGTAAGCTGCAGGGGGCTGTTCGGATTTTCAAGTCCAGTAAGCTCCTTTGCTTTTGCCAGCAGTTTCGCTTTGTGTTCCTTGTTTATGCGGATAGCGTTTTCAACCAGTTTTGCATTGACTCGGGCACCGCGGCTGTTAATCTCTTGATCCATAAGCCAGTACTGATGTTCCAGTTCCGGCGGTTTCAGAGATAATAGTTTCTGCCGTATGGCTTTTTCGACGATAACGTCCTGCCGGTTATACTCGATGTATTGCGCCCACGCCTCCGGATTATGTTCCGGTAAATTTCTTGTTCTGCCGCCGTTTGTTTTCGTCGGTTTGCAGGGTTTTGAGAAGTAGTTAATTAACGCCTTGCCGCGGGTATCTTTTTGCTTATCTGCGCCGAGGTGTAGTACTTCCGCGACATCGGCAAGCTTTGTCGGCAGAGAGTTGTACAGCGCAAGTACACTCGTGCACTCCCACTGTTCCGCCGGCAACGCGGGATACAGCTTTTTGAAGCAGGTAATTTCAAAGTTCGCGTTGAACGCCGTCTTTGTGATGCTTTTATCGAAAAGAGCCTGTGCAACTCGCACAGGCATCTCCTCTCTGGTAAAATCTACTACCTGCACCGGCTCGTCATTGAAACTGTATCCGAGTAACAAGATTTCAAAGTTCGGCGAGTCTACATATTTATAGACTCCGTACTTGATGTCATTGTCACTGTATGTCTCTAAGTCAATTGCCAGCGTAGCCATAGCACTTACTCCTTAAAAAATATCATCATTATCGTCATCTTTGGCGTCAGCGCCTAAGAGATCATCATCGAAGTCCCCTGCGGAAACACTTCCGCCGGATAGCGGCGTGCCGTCTTTGATCTTCTTCAGACCACTCAAGCTGACGCCTACTCCGCGGTGGCCGCCCTGATTGTATGCAAACAGGTACAGAACAGCCTGACAGTAGCACCCGCTGTACACTTCGGACTTATCGAAAGTTTCTTCACCGTCCGGGCCGAGGATCTTCGGCGGATAATCTTCCGTCGCTTTCGCATTTAAGAAATAATGCCCGGCATAATTCGGATCACCTTCGCGTTCGGTGTCTCCATCGCGCAGCGGCAGGTCGATATCTTTACCGCGCGTGCCAAGAATTTTCTTAGCCTCTTCGTCATTGATGAGTTCTTTGATTTTCGCTTTCAAGCGCGAAATGGTCTTCGTGTCGCTTTTCTTGATAAGCAGGCTTGCCGAGTAACGCATACGGCCGCTAAGGTCTTCTTTCGGCGCCCAGATGTTCGCGTATGATAACCTAACCAAACCGGTAACAAATTTAATGCTTTTCATTGTGTTTTCTCCTATTCTTTATAAAAGACTTTCGTCAAAATCGTTTTTGATATTTGTTATTGCTAATGCCTGCCGTTTGTCATCTACAGAGACCAGAGTCGGCTTACCCGGCGGTTTCTCAATCACTCCTGACATCAACTCGCCGAACATTTTCTTTCCGCAGAGTTTTTCCAAGTCGGTAATCGACCGCAGTGCCTGCGGCTTGTAGATCTCGTCAGCTCCGAAACCTGCGTTCAAAAGATTGTTCGCCGCAATGGTGCCATCCGTTATCTTTCGGTTGCTGCGGCCTTCAACGAGTTTCATCCCGGGCCAGTCGTAGCCGTCAAGCGCTTTTCCGAGTGCATATGATTCCAGACCGTCAAGCCACGTTTTGATGTTTTTAGCACGAAGCAGAATATCTGAAATTTCAAAGTCTTTCAGCTCCGCGGTCTGCAGATCTTCTTTCACGTTTTTTAATTCGTATTCTGCATGGGCCCGGCAGGTGTTCCTTGCTTTACAGAATCGGCAGTGATTGCCTGCGCAGAACTCGCCCTTACCAGCAAAAGCGATTTTTGCTTTCTTTTTGACGTCTTCACCCCACGCAAGCAGGTCTTTCACAGTAATGGTTTCAGTCGAAACGCTGTCAAGCCGTGGCTGCACAATCGTCATCCTGACCTCATCGGCTCCGTACAGATAGCCGAACGCTTCGTACATGCCGAGTGCGTACAGCCGCATCTGACTGTTGTTGATAGCCGAGACCGGGACACCTTTGCCGTACTTGAGATCAACGATTTCAAAGTACTTATCCGACACCATCACCATGTCGCCGGTGCCGAAACCTTCCGGCACCCAGCGGGAGAAGTCCAGCCGCTGTTCGACTTTGATCTGCGCATCCGGGGAAGCCGTTCTTGCCTCATTGATCTTTTCGACGCATATGTTGACGTAAGCTTGCACAGCCTCTTGCATTTCTGCGTTGTCGTTTATCACAACGGCAGTCTTACCGGTCTCTAAGAACAGGTTCAAAAATTGTTCGGCGTAGGCGTGTGCCTGTGTGCCCTCTTCCGCATACAGACTCGACGCGTCCGGAAACTTCCGCTCCAACCGCGCCGATGGCGTGCAGTGCAGCCATCGGGAGCTGGCCGATGCACTTAATATCGCGTGTGCCATCAGATCTGTACCATAGCTTTAAATTCCGGCAGATCAGCAGGCTTGAGTTCGGTTACTTTAGCGAGTCCTTTATCTTTCAAGAACTGCTTGATTCGTTCTTTGCCGTCGGAAACTTTATGCGTATACTCAGCGCAAAGCGTACGCAGTTCGGTCTTCTGATCTTCCGTCAGCGCATCTGCAGCTGCTGCTTTCGGCGGTTCTTCTTTTACGGGCTCTGCTTTCTTTGCCTTAGGCGCCTTGACCTCTTTAACCTGCGGAGCGGTAACTGTTATTGTGCTTTTAACCGGCTCGTTCAAGAGGCCTTTCAACTGTGCCTTCAATTCTGCTACGTCTGCTACATCGATTTCAATTCTGATCATTTTATTATCTCCTTTACGTGTGTTATAATAATTTAGAGTATTTTTGTTTTTGCCGTTCGACTGTTCCAGCAGCCGGACGGTTTTTTACATGTGCCGACAATCAATTTGCATCACCACCTTTCATTTTTTCTGCCGTATCGGTGCGACAACGCATACCAATTTGTCATTTTCGAAAATATAGAATACCGACGTTTTTGCAGTCAGATCTACTTTAATCTCCGCGTCATGATCGAAATATCCGAAATAGCTGTCATCGAGAAGATACGGATATTCACTGCCGTCTGGTTTTTCTAACACACGCCCGCACGGCCTTTTTCCGATAACCATGCCTGTCGGCTGCAGAGCTGTGAGTAATGTATCTTTTTTCGGAATGAGCTTGCACACATCGTGTGCAGATAACAATGTTCCGACATGCTCCGCGAAGATATTTAGCTCTTTCGGTATGAAAAACAAGCCGTAATTATCAAACGTGAGCAGGTCCTTACCGTCTGCAGATTTTGTAAACTGCCTGAGAACTACCCCTTTTCTTCCGCCTAAAATAGTTTTAAGCGCTTGTGAATAGATCTTTTTATAATTCATCTCTTTATATAAACCTCCTTGTACTGCCTTCCGAATTGAATAGCGTCTTCATAACTTTCCATGAAAATATCTATGCAACCATCGATGCCACAGCGGTCATTTACGATGTACTCCACGCCGTCAATAACGACGACTGTACCGAACGGCAGGAAGTTACAAGCCACCCCGCCGACGTGGACTGTTTCGCCCGTTGCGGTAACAGTCCCGCAATCGTATGGCGTGTAAGCGCTGCACTCTGCGATGAGCCATTCCGCATGCGCCGCGAAGGGCGCTAACAATGTGAATAAAATAGTTAATAGTCTTCTTCGCATTCATACATCTCCTTTCAATCAGCGTTTTCCATCATTTTCATTGATTCCGCGCCTCCTCGATGTCCAATTTATTAATAAAAAGAATTATTTCCCAGAAAATTTCTGAACGTATACTCGCTTTAGCTGCGTTTATCATGTCGCCTTTTTTACCCAACTCCGCATAAATATTCGACTCTTCCTTATACCTGCGGATTAAATATTTGACTACCTGTCCAAACTTTTCTGTGTTATACATTTCTAACTCCTCTACTTTTAAAAACCTTGACTGTCTAAATCTGACTTTATTTCGCGGATAATGCATTCGATTTCGTGCTCCATGAGTGATGACGCATTCTCTTTGCAGATCTCCAGTGCGTTCAGCACTATGTTCCAATCTTCTTTAGCCAGTGTTACGGTAAATTGTCTGTCATCCATTCCGCGCCTCCTCAACTCTTACAATGACAAGTGTTCCCGGCTGCAGGTTGCCGACGTCCATAATCCTGTTATCTTTCTTTGCCTGCCAGACCAGTTTCCGTAGGTCTTCTTTGTCGGTTGCGATTTCCCCGCAGATGTCCCAGAGCGTATCTCCAGGTCTTACCTCCCGGCGGTACTCGACGATTTTTACCTCCGGGAAGAGCCGGTTGTAAATGTTGTCCGCGTCCACCGCGGCACCGGCCAAGAAAACAATTGCCGTAAATGCGATTAAAAACGTACGCATGACAGCTTCTCCACGACTGCGATAATCATCGTGATAAACACGAACAACCATAGCCAATTCATCATTTTATCTACCATGTTGATTCCTCCTGTTCTTTCGATAAACTCATAATCCACTTCGCCAGCTTGTACTCGTGAAAATCCGCTTCTTCTCCCGGCGGTTGATAACTGACTTCGATAACCGACGGAAGCTCGTCTGAAACTCTCAAATTTAATCACCTCGCTTTTGCTTTACTGATCCTTTCCGTCTATAATCTGAGACAGAAAGGAGGTATGCTAATATGCCAAACATTTACCATTTCAAGGATTTATCTAAGCCCATGCAGGAACAGCTTTTGCAGTACATCGCTTCGCATTTCAGTAAACGCCGCGCGTATAACAAGGATGTATCGGCTTATGGTCTAAAACAGCGCTTTACCGGACTCGTAAAGTCTAAAGATGAGCACGTTACGTCCCAGTGCTTTAGCGAAGCTATGGAAGCCTGCGGATACAAAGCAAGGCTCTGCGGTAAAAATTTAGGCAAAGAGTCAAATTATGAGTTCAACGTGTATGTGCTAAAACGCCCGCGAGAACTGCATAAATGACACTTTTGGAAAAAGGATTTTCCGGTAATGGTCTATCGAAAGATCCTTTTTTCATGCACAGCGCTACAGCGCCTGGTTTATCTAAGACAGACAGCTGATCGCTACAGCTGTCGCAGTCTTCCGGTGCATAGACCTCTTCAAAATTGGCATTGCGTAGAATTTCCACGAGAGTAGACTTCCCGAGGCCGATGCCGTAGAAGCAGACCGGGATTGACTCGGTTAAGCAAATAGCAAGTATCTTAATTTGTGTCTCGCTAAGCATCGATTCGAGATACTGCCCGAAATCTAATAATTCTTTATCCATTTTTTTCTTTACCTCATTTTGATTTGCTATAATACCCTTATGAAAGGATGTGATTCTTATGGACCTCGATCTATATGATTTTCAAGGTATAACTGTACCCTCGTTTAACTCTCCGTTTGATAGGCGCTTGTCTAAGAGTGAACAATTATTTATTCAAGCTGTAGAAGCCGATGAAAAAGCGGCTAAGGAGCTCTCTCGTCGTGAAATAGATCTACTCGTAACTCTTGTTGCGGAAGGGCACAATTCTTATCAGGATTTTTGTAAAGGAATCCAATCTTTAACAGACTCTACGTTCCGTCAATATGTTTCTGATGTTCCGACTGACGAAGATCTTTACAAAGACTTAGCAATGAATCCTACGCATAATATCTATGACCGCGGTAGATACCTTCTCAGCTTCGCCCGACGCCCTGAAAGATATACACTTCTGTATCAATTCTCCCCGGAAGATACATTTGAACTAACGCCAGAAGGCGAAAGTATCTTATACACCCTCAAGAAAGAACGCTTTAGCCAACGGGCGATCTTAGCCTCCGTAGGCTTTGCTGCAGCCTCGTTTTTCGCAACTATCATCTCTTGGTTCATCGGATAGCAATGCGTATCGCTTGCTTCGCAAAAAAGAACACAATATCCCATAGGATGATGAGTATCGACATAGCTATCAGCTTTTCGGTAGTTTTGATGGATAGCCAGTCAACCAGCTTATTAAAGTATTTAACTATCGCCCATCCTTGCATTCTCTACACCTCACTTTCTTTTTGCGTTTAGTTTTACACGGTTTTCCGTGTTCTACGGGTAAAAAAAATTCGTTTAATTTCATCTCCGGATAAACTACAGTGTTGTATAACTGCGTCGATTTCATGCTGTCTAAAAGCAGTTTTCCCGGATAGCCTTTCATACAGCGTGGTTGTTCCGATCCCCAAGAAATCGGCAAATTGCTGATTGGAGTTAAATCGTTCTTTTATAAAACCCCGAAGATATGAATAATCGTATTTTAGCATCAAGGTCTTCACCTCCTTTCATTGCACGGTTTTCCGTGCTTGCGTACATATCATAGCATGCTCGGTTTTCCGTGTCAACGGTTTAACGTATATTTTTTTGGTAGGGGGTTGATTTTATTCGGATTTCCGTGTATCATACGGCTTAGGAGGTGAGCTACTTGAAAGAAGCACTTATTAAAAGATTGAAATCCGTGATGGACAGATACAATGTTTCCCCTGCGGAGTTGTCTCGACGTACGGGCATAAGATCTTCCTCAATTTCCGATTATCTGACCGGTAAGTACTCCCCGAAGCAAGATAAAATTGACTTGATTGCAGAAGCCTTATCAGTGGATCCTGCCTGGCTTATGGGCTATGATGGCTCTGGGATTCTTCCACCCGGCGCGCACAGGCCACAATTTAAAAAAGTCCCAATGCTGGGATACGCTGCCGCCGGACAGCCGCTTGAGGATCTCAATCAGGATACGCCGTACTACGATATAGAAAATAAATATGACGTCGACTTTTGTATCACCGTTCGCGGCGACAGTATGATCGACGCAAACATCAACGACGGCGACATAGTTTTTATTAAATCGATGCCCGAAGTGCCAAACGGTAAAATAGCTTGCGTTGAAATAGATAACGAAAAAGTATGTCTAAAACGTTTTTACAAGTCCGGTAAAACAGTATCTTTGGCGTCAGCTAATAGTAAATACGCGCCTATGTTTTTTACCGAAGATAATTGTGAAAGCATAAAAATCTTAGGCTTAGCTGTTCTGCGGCAATCAGAAATTAAATGAGTTTAAAGTATCAGAGCCGAGGCAATAAAACTCGCAGAGACAGTAGAAGCGTGAAAACCTGATAGAAAAACTATAATCGCAATATAAAAATCCCGCTATCGTACGGCCATACGATAGCGGGAAAATGTAATATACCCCCACGGGCTGATTACTTTATAATTATAGCATAATCAGCCCATTTCTAAAAAGGAGCTGATTTTTTTTATGCTTAGAGCCGCTTTATACGCACGTTTTTCTTCCGAAAACCAGCGTGAAGAATCTATTCTTGCGCAATTCAGGGACAGCACGGAATACTGTAAAAAGCACAATTACGCTATTGTTGCAAAGTATGCCGATGAAGCAAAATCAGGCACTACGACCATCGGCCGTGAACAGTATAAACTTATGCTAAAAGATGCGCAGAAAGGAAAATTTGATGTCGTAGTATTTCACAAAATAGATCGCAATGCCCGGAATGAGCTTGACTATTACATAACAAAGCACAAATTAGAAGAAGCGGGTGTTAAATACGCTTACAGCCGGCAGGATATCGACAGCACATCTCCGGAGGGTCAAATGATGGAGTCTATGCTGGTCGGCATGGCCGCTTACTATTCGCGGAATCTTTCAAACGAAATCAAAAAGGGTCTGCGTGAAAACGCAATTCAAGGTAAGTGCACTGGTGGGAGACTGCCGTATGGTTTTTCTGTTGATGCCGATAAAAAGCTAATCATTAATGAGAATGAAGCACCCGCCATCCGTATGATTTTTGACTGGTACTCCGCAGGTGTCCATTACGGCGTTATACGCAAGCGGCTTTTTAATGCCGGTTACCGAAACCGCGCAGGAAAAGAATTTACCATTGCTTCTATTTATGAAATCTTGCGGAATCGAAAATACGTCGGCGATCTTTATCTCGGTAAAACGCTATTCCGCAAAGGAAAGCGAAATACTCATCAAGTAAGCGATAATGTACAGTATTTTGAAAATGTTATTCCGGCCATTGTTTCAAGAGAAATTTTTGAGGAGGTGCAGGTTAAATTGGATCAGAATAAACGGAGATCAGGAGCAGGAAAAGCAAAAGCTATCTATGCTTTATCAGGTCTTATATATTGTGGGAAATGCGGGTCTGCTATGGTCGCACACTCGACGAAAAACAGCCGTGGTATAAAAAACTATTACTACAGATGTCCGAAAGGGCGTCTTGTCGGAGATGAGAAATGCCCGCAGAAATTTATCAATCGTGATGATATTGAAAGCACAGTATACCAGCTAATCCGCAAATTATTTACGGCTCCGGATGCACATGAACAGATAAAAAGAATTATCGCTAAAAACAACATGGGTGTCAAAGTTCCGGACTATACAGACCAGGTAAAAAGGCTAAAAAAGCAGGAGAGCGATGCTTCTAAGCGGCTTGATAAATTATACGATTTGTATATGACCGACCGGGAAGATGAATTTACATCCGCAAAAATGGCGCAAATCAAGGAAGAAATACTGCGGCTCAGGACGCAAATTAAAGAAGCCGAAGGCAGACAGGCTATCGCACAGTCTACAACCGTTGATATTGATAAAATCATTGATACTTTTCAAAAACAACTCAAACAAAAACAGAGCCCCGAATTTATCAAGACCCTGTTTGAGCTTGCCGTTAAAAACGTGACCGTTTATCCCGACAAAATAAAAGTGGTTTTGTTGGTGACCCAAGAGAGATTCGAACTCCCGACACCTTGATTCGTAGTCAAGTGCTCTATCCAGCTGAGCTATTGGGCCGTATATGGCAGGGGCAGAGGGACTCAAACCCCCAACCTACGGTTTTGGAGACCGTTGCTCTATCAATTGCGCTATGCCCCTATATTTTTACATAGATACCATCTATGTGACTGCAATATAATAACAAATATCTTCGGAAAAAGCAAGCAATTTTCTAAAATGATCCCTCTTCTTCCTTTCTTCAACAGGCTCTTTTCCTTATAGATAAGTGCCCGTTGAATAGTATAAAGTGATCCCGAGGAGGGTACATCTTGTAAATGACAGCGATAAGACAACATGGTACAATAAAATTATTCACAGGAATATTAATTTTTTCCTTTTCTTACTTTATCCGATAAAATCTGATGAGTATGTACATATTTATAAAGTTGTGCACAGTTATTCACAATTATTCACAGATTTATTCCTCTTTTAAACAGACCGGGTATGAAAGGATGTACAA